TTGGTTTAATTAGTGGCATATTAAAGTAATAAAGATTGCTTAAAATGTTTCTATGCTATTTAATCTATCGTTTTGTATCTCATAGGTTGGTGCTTTTAATTCAAAGGTGCTGCCATCCGTTCTTGTCCTTATAGTTCCCTTCTCATATAAATTAGCACGTTCCAAAAGTTCATCTTTTGTAACCCAACCGCAAATAGTAAGTTCACTTGTTTTCTTGTTTATAGAACAAAATATATAGGCATCGCATTTAAAGTCCGATTGATATGCTATGAAATTATTCACATAATATGGTTTTGGATTTACCATTCTGCCCATAGTTTTAACATCCACTTTAATACCATTATATTTAAGGTCATAGCCTCCATCAAATCCATTACTGAATTTAGTGTCTATGCCCAGATATTGTTTAACAATAGTTTCTCCCAAGAGACCAACATATTGTTCTCCCTTATTGCCATCTGCCCTTCCCCTATTTGCAATGTTGTTGTTTTTGAGGAAATCCCAAGCGGTTTTCTTTACTTTATTATTTATTGGTAAAACAACCATCATCTGTTAAACTCATTGTGTATTTTAAGTAATTTCTGCTTTACAGGTTTGAAACAACTGCTGCAATTTGTGGGCTGCAATTTATCATTAAAGATGCGATTGTAAACAGAATAAATCTCTTTAACCATACTACCGCTAATTGTGTTTTTGGGTTGTGTAAATAACCACTCAATAATATCCAACTCCTCATCGGTTGGTGCATTGTATTTTCCATAAGGGAATAAATCATTTAGTAATTCTTGTCTTTTGTCGCAACCGCAGTCCTCTCCCAATACTGCTTTAGCTAATTTGTCAATACCAGTCTTGCGAAACACTTTCTCTACTGTGTCTCCAAGTCCTGTTGACTTAATCTCTTGCGAACTCGTTTTTGATTGCTTCTTTGGCATTTTTTAATGTGTTAAATATACTGCTTAAACTTATCTTGGTTTCTTTGGCAATCTCCCTCATAGACATACCTTTATGATAGTAAAGATTAAAGATACCTTTGTCATACCAGTACCAATCCTCAACCAAGTTTTCAACTCTTTCAAATATTGCTTCGGCTTCCTCCTTTGCTTCGATATAATCCAAGCTATCTTCATACATTCCTTCAAAATTAGAATCCGTAATCTCACCTGTCGAATGTACGATAGGATTTTTCTTACAACTTGTGTGTATGTTTGCATAATATAAATTTCTTAACGTAATGTAAATGTAAAATGTATTAACCTCTGTTTCGTTATACATAATCTTTTGAGGTTCTTTAACATAGTCAAATATCCTGACAAACATCTCCTGCACAAGTTCTTTCGCTTGTTCTTCGGAAATGCCGAAAGAGTACGCCATATTAAACCAATCTTCATATTTATTTGCGAGTTTTTCGAGTAACTCCTCCTTCGTCAACATAATCAATAACACTTAAAATTTGTTCCAATGAATTACAAACCGAATAATTACCTTTCCATTTGGTCTGAAACTCTACTTCGTCAGGTGTTAGTCTCTGTTGGCTCTTTGTTTTGCTTCCATCTTTTAGTTCAATCATAAAGTTGTCGTTTCTGTAACCTAATATCAAATCAGGCGCACCCTTACCTAATTGGTGTGTATGCAGTACTGATATGTCTAATTTTCTTAATTGTTGCACGATTTCTTTTTGATTGGCATCTACTCTTGCTTTTTTTCGCATCTTTGAACATCTATATCGTTAAATGGGGTGTACCCATCAAAGTAATATCTCTGTTCTCTTATGTTAAATTCGATATTCTCTACGTCTTGAGGAATACCGACTAATTTTTGTTTCTTAATCTTTTGCGACCCAAATATAACACTTGTATTTGAGAAATCCAAAGCACGATGAGGTCTCCATACAAACATCACATTATCTGCCTTGTCTGAAAACGTACCTCCACCCTTAATTCGGTTCACATCGGGTTTGTAATATCTACCGCCTTCATCTTTCATTGGCGTAACTTGATGAGCTACTAAATTAACGGATATTTTGTTGTCTACCGCAAAACGCTTTAATTCACTCATAAACCTACTGATATATAAATCCTCTCTTTCACCTCTGTACATCTTATGCTGAACCGTATTGTATGGGTCAATGATTAGTGAACGAATACCTTTTGTCTTAACCAAAAACTTGGCACGTTCAAAGATACTATCCAAGTTAAAGTTCTTTTTAGGATATATTAAGAAGAAATGCCTCTTGACAAAATCAATCGCTTCAAGGTATTCATCTTTAGTCATCTGATTGTTTTTATAGTATGGGTCAGCACTCTTTCCAACATACATCTCAACAATGTCATTGAAAAAGTCTTTCATCGGCATATTTTCAGGACTGAATACTCCAAACTTCCAACCATCGTGGAATGCCTTGATAGTAGCAAGTTGATTAAGAAATAATGATTTACCCTCATTCTGATAGCCAGTCCATATGTTAACCTCTCCACTTCTCCAAGTCCAAGCATTATCTACCTGTGGAATGTACGTTGTAGTGCCTCGTTCCTGACCATTCTCAAAACCATCAAGCATTGATTCAAATACATCATCAACCTCAAATACACCCTCTACTTTAGGCGTTTCAGCCATTTTAAGGCGATTTAAGAGACTTTCAGCACCTTCCTTGACTAACACCTCATTGGCATCCTTAAACGGTCTTAAATCGACTATTTTACATTTCTCAACACCAAATCGTCTAATTAACTCTTGTTGCAAGTTTCGACCATTATCATCATTATCTGTTGCAATGTAGATAGTTGATGCCTCGTCAAAAACGTCATAACAAGTTGTTAGACATTCTAATTTCTTATCTATTGATTTGTCTCCAACATTAGGCGCACCCATATTAACAGAAGTGTGCGTTTTGCAACCTGCAACCTCCCAAGACAACGAATCAATCTCACCTTCACATATTACAATTCTATCTTTACCCTTTACTCCATCGTAATTGTATATGATTGGTTGGGCATCTTTAGCTTGTGCAAAGAATTTACCATCAACACCACGCTTTTTGTAGTTAATCAATTCTCCGTTCTTGAAGTATGGAAAGTAAATGTTTTTATCATCTGATGAAGATACAATCTTGTTTCTGTCTATAACATCATCGGTAATGCCTCTTTCATTAAGAAACTTTCTGCCTTTCTTTGAAAGTCGTTTCATATTGCTTTTATTCGGCTTTGCGTATTCTCTCATCTTTTCAAATCTTTTTACTGTTCCTTGCCAAGTACACTTGTGGCAGTTATAAATGCCCTCAACCAAGTTGATAGACATACACGTATCTTTCCAGTTTTCCTTTCCTAAACTCTTGCACTTTGGGCATCTTACCTTCTGTTGTGTGTCATTTCCTCTTGGTTCAATGCCAATGTTAATAAATTCTTGTAAATACATTTTGTTGTTTCGTTTTTATTTTGTTTTTTTTACACATATTATAATATGTTATATATCATAATATGTATTTTAATGTATCATATTATGATATTTTTTATATAATATATACATAATATGATTCATTTCGTAATATGTTATGTAATGATTCATATTATGATTCAGCAGACTTAAATTGAGGATTGATATAAATTCTACGCTCTTTACCATCAAAACCTATACTTTTCGTTTCACGTCTAATACAGGCATTTTCCTCAAGTTTATTCAAAATTCTATATAAAGTCCTATCCTTGAGCGTTAAAGTCTCGCAAATGTGCTTATTTGAAGCGAAACAGTACCCTTTGTCGGATGCTAAAGACTTAATATAAGAAAATACAGCTTTTTCCGTAAATGTTAGTTTACTTAAACCTTCCATATTTACTTTTATATAATTTGTTTTCATAAGCTAAAAAAAGGGGTCTTTCGACCCCCTCTTGATTTAGAATGGAAAGTCATCGTTAACTTCCACAGGTTTTTGTTTTGGCGCAGCATTGTTATTAGCTGGTTGATACTCATCAATGTAAACACTATGAGTTTTACCATATTGGTCTGCTTCACGCTTCTTTGAAACTCCAAGTCTCAAATAACGCTCTCCGTTATATTCAGTCCAAAAGTCTTTTACTTTTGATTCTGAAATTGATATATTAACAATCTCTAACCCATTGGGTGCTTGTCGACCTGTGCCGACATACTTCTTATCTGACATAATTTATTGATTTAATAATTGTTCTACTTTTTTACTTACTTTATATTTAGTTCTTATCTCATTGACAGTTTTGCCTCGTGCAATCCACACTTTAGCTTGTTCAAAGAGTTCTCCCGATTCAGGAATCCATTTTTTGTCGATTTCCTGATTAGGTTCAATGTTTTTCTTGGTATTGTCAAGTGTATCATTGTCCTTTGTGTCATCTATTAGAAATAAGCCATTTAAGGCATATTTACGTGCATAAGATGATGAAGTGCCGAAAGATTGTGCTATATCCATACCCTTTTTATTAGGTTCGATACCTGCTTGTGCTTTCGTCTCTATTACACCATCCATATTCTTAAATTGAGCAGTTGCTTCAACATAAGATATTCCGTTGTCTAACTCTACAACCTTATCGGATAGATTTAAAACAACTTTGTGTTCTATCAGTAGAGGTTTTACTGCTTCCAGTATATCCTCACAGCTTCGGTATTTATACTTACCGAAACCATTGAACTGATTCTTTGGTGCTTTCAGTCCCCCCTGAATATCCACCAGTTTTTCATATAGATTCATATTGCAAATATATAAATTCCAACTGACATTACAAAATAATATCAAAATTATTGAAATTTTTTGCATACTTATTCGTTAAAGATAGTCGCATAGCTTTCTGTTCTTCATTAGGAACAATAAAAAAACCATTGTGTTCATCGAACCAAATAGCAAAGAAATCGCATAAGTGCTTTGGATAAATGCCTCCCTCTCTATGTAAGGTAACTCTTGTATTATTGTGTTCAGGGTCTTTTTGCCTATCGGCACTTACATACTTTATCTGTACCTTAAATACCTTTCCATTTTTCTCTAATATGCAATCGTAAGGAGATGCGTCTAATAAGGGCATAGATACATTAAAACCTCTTTCCATTGCTCTTGTTGCAAATCTGTACTCGGCAAAGCAACCCTTCTGATTTCTATCCATATCGCTAATATACAAAAAAAAAGTGGCAATCTTACAGGATTACCACTCTACGAAACAAAATAAACAAATGAAAAACAGGATAGACCTGACACAGAACAAATATACCCTATTAAATTCATAAAGGGGTATTAAATTCACAAAAGTTATTAACGCCCTTGTCCTCTGTATTTTTTCTTGTACCCTTTTTGACCTACTGAAGCGTTTTTTGAATGTACGTTAGGTCTTTTTTTCTTTGGATTAGGTACAAATACACTAATTATCTTTTTCGGCATTCTTTTTAGTTTTTTCCCAAGTTCTTCCAACAAAATACGCACCGTAGACTGTAATGAGTAATGACTGAAAAATAGGGATATATTCTTCTTGTACTGTAAACTCTCCAATGTTTCCATCGGTAAATGCCAATAAGGTAAACATCGTTGTAAGAAAGACCAAAGTAAGCGGTCTAATGTTTTTTGACAGAAAGCTATCGCTTTGCATATCATACTTCCAGCGTTCTGTAACTTGTTCTTGGGCATCTTTGTCGGCTTCTTCTAATAGTTCTTGTATCTTTTGTTTTGCTTGTAGGCGTTCCTCATCGGTAGTTGTTACTTTATCTATAACATCACCAATATCCTTTATAAGACCGCCTGTAATTAGTTGTAATAACTTTTTCATTAGTAAGTCCAGATTACGTTTTTATCTTTGTCTGGGTCAATATCTATGTGTATAAAGTTGTCTGCAATGCCAATACGATTGATACCAACTTGTTGGATTGCGTTAACAAGTTTAAAACGCATCCTTGAGTTTCTTATGGCAATATCTACCGCAAAACCTTTTGTGTGGCTACTGGAAGGAACTCCTCCAACTTTGGCATTCCATTCTTTAGACCTGTAACCAGAAGTAATTATAAGTGGCTCTCCAACTATATGTCTAATCTCATCAAGTTTCTCTAACAAGATTTTATTCATATATAGTTCTCCACTTCCTTTTACATCTGGAGAATCAAATTCTTCGTACTTAAAATACTTCATTTATTTTTATTCATCAAGTACCACTTCTGAACAGTATAACCGATTGTTACTAATAAAACTGTAACCTTCAAAAGTAATTCAACCTCTGTAAGTGAAATAGCAAACGCACCTATATTCAATCCGTATATCTTCAAATCGGTTAAACTCATTTTATTATGGATTAAAACTTCTACCTGCAAAAGTGTGTACTCCGTTTCCTTCGGGTTCTACTTCATAGCTTTTCCAACCATAGGGACTTTCATCTAAACCATCCCAAAGTACATCTAATGAGTATTTGTCAGATTTTACACCTTCTGTTACTACTTCTCCATCGGCATCAAATGTAGGTTCTTCTATCCAAAGATAACCTAACTTTACGATAGTGTGGTTACCCTCTAAATAGCTTTCCCCTGTTACATCATCTTCGATGTGTGGTAAATCGGCAATCTTTTTTTCTGCCTGTTCTTGTGAGTTAAACTCGTATTTCTTAAACAGTTTCATTAGCTTGTGATTTGTATTAGTTCACTATCAGATAGTTCTTCGTTAAACAACATAAATTGGTCGCAACTATTTCTTTTGCCTGTATCAGAGCTATCTCTTAATTGACCTATAAAAACGCTATCAGGTGTATTTGTTCCTATATATGGTACAGATGTTAAACTTGTACTGTCAAGCACTTCTGTTCCATTTATGTATATCTTGGCAGCAGTTGCAGATATAAAGCACACAGCTATCTTGTATGTAGTATCTTTATCACTCGAAAACGTAATAAAAAGATTTGTATCGGTGTCGTTTCTTCTTCTTAATGTTAATTGAGTTGTGCTATAAAAGTTTAACGCAAAATAACAATTAAATGTACCTGTTGCAGCAAGTGAAAATGGTACTTGTGATGTAAAACCACTACTATCATAATCATCTATTTTTCCTTGCCAAAAAGCAGTAAAAGGATAGTCAGTAGGCATATCAGCAAAACTCACTTTAGTACAACTATCTGCTGTCCTTGTAATATCAGCATCTGCTGAATTAGGTGTTAAACTTGTAGCGTAGCTTCCTGCTTCTACTTGAAAACCCCATACATAAATTTCATCGCCACTTGTAGCAAGTGCCATTCCGTAACGTAAATTAGTAGATGTAGATGTAACTGTTAAACTAACTCTTGTCCACTCATTAGTAACGGTAACTGCTGTATTTGTATTTTCTATTGCTCTTAAATAAACTGTACCTGTACCTGTTTTTCTTTTTACATATACACTAACAGTATATTGTACACCACTACTTCCTATTTTAACTTTTTGAAATTGTCCTAAAGAAGATGTAGCTGCAAAAGTAGATGCTTCATTAGTGCCATCAGGTGCTGTATGGCTATTTGTTGTTAAAGTACCATTAATTAAACCATATCCATTTGCAGAAGATATAGCATTAGTATAGTGCGCTACTTGTGTTCTTGTTGGCTCTAAAAGTAAATGTGGGTCTTGTGGGTTGTCAAAGTCATAATCTAATCTCGCTTGGTTTGCTACTGTGCTTTCTATAAGACCATCTGCATTTACTCGTGTAGCATCCGCATCTGCTGATACTGTGAAATCTCCATCTCCATCAGCAGGTAGGACTGAATACAGTTTAGCACCACTTGCCTTATATCCGCTTGGTATCTGTACTAAAGTTGCTTTATTATATATACTCATTGTTTAACTGTGTTGTAAAGGGTATCTACCAAACTTTCCTGTGCTTCAATAGTACCGCTATTGTCTAATACTCTTTTTCTATAATCATTTGCTTCGCCTACAATATCAATATATGGGTATTCTCCAACCCAACTATTTTTGTATATTTTGCCGAAACCTATCGCATTTATTATCTTTCCCCAACCTGTTGCCATTACTATCTTTATTTAAATAATACTTTAGTTTTATTTCGTTGTCCTTCTTTGGCTTGTATTTACTTACAGCATCCATCCGTTAAATAAAGCGTTTTTATCAGGATATATCTCCTCGTTATTGTTTGAATAATACTCTGGGAATTTGCTTGGTGCATTAAAACTTAAATAGTCGATAAGTCTTTGTGTGTAATACTCGGCATAATCTCTCTCCTTTGCTATAAGCGAATCAATCTCTTGCTTGTCTGCTAAACTACTGTTTTCAGAGTTATGCTTAAATACACCTCCATTTGCAATAGTGTATGCTGCAAAAGGAAGATACTCAACCATAGCGTAATGAATTAACATTGGTTGAACATAGTCGTTCACTAATGCCAAATAATCACCAGTAAGCGTATCGGCAATAATATCTGCGCTAATCTTGTTGTACAAGTCGCTTCCCAAATAGTTCTGAATGTGTATCTCTTGTGCAATCTTGATAAACTGAATAAATTTATCAGTATCAACGCTACCGCTTAAAGCAGTATTCTTCACAAGGTCGCTTCTCTTTATAAATATCGCTGTTGGCATTATTCTACGTTTTCAAGTTGTTCCTCTACCTTCTCTTTGACTTCTTCCTCTATATCCTTTTTAATGCCTGTTTCCTTCTCTATCTCGGCTTCGCTGATAGCGTTAGTCAAGTCAGTAAATTCAAGCGGTTGTAAGGTCTTAAAATAGATGTCTAATTCGATTCCATTGTACTCAAGTATCTTCTCAAGTTCATCAAGAATAGTAACCTGCATTGGTCTGATTACGGTGTTATCCATAAGTACAGAAGCAGTTTGTAGTTCCTCTGCATTGTTGCCCAAACCAGATGTATCTTTAATGCCAACAAGCATAGGCGATACGATACGGTGTGATACCATTACCTTACGCATACTTTCGTCAGATAAGAATTGATATTGTTGGTGGGCATCTGATAGCTGTACTGGCTCAATAGTTGCAGCAAGTTCCTTACTATCGTTAAATGCCAAGATGAAACGACCTGCGTTAGAACTACCGCTAAATTTATTGATAATACTTCTCTCAATAGCATCTCTCTGCTCTGGGTCAGGCGTACCATTGTTAAAGTTAATAAGCATAGAAGGACTTAATCCGTTCTGAATGTTATTGATGTGATAGTTTGCAATTTCCTCCTCAAGTTCTGCATACTGCAATCCCCCCTGATAATCCACAGGACTATAATACTTAAATCCAGCACGATATGGTTTAATGTAAAGTATCTCAATAGGTTGATTAGAGAACCCAAATGCGGGTATTCTCTTTAACTTATCGCCTTGTTTAGCTTCTGACCAATTAGAATGGTAAAAATACCCCTCTATTTCGCCTTTAGAGTTGCATTTCTCGGCTCTTAACGTCTCAACTGGTATATGCTCTACCATTGCGATTTTTGTGCGGTCTTTGCTATAAATAACTTGCAATGCAGCTTGACCCATCATTTTGTAGTCGTGGCATATTCTCTTAATAACATTCTTCTTTAGAAGTTCTTTCATCTGCTGATATTGGACATCCTTCTCTCTACTGTCCGTAGCATCAAGACCCCTTCCGTATATCATTTCAGAAATGCCATTGATTGCAGCGTTGTTTGTAGGACTTCCATTATACCTATCTATTAGATAGCTGAAATAATCGTTATCCTCTCCGTATGCCACAAAATCATCGTTATAGTATTCTTTTATCTCTGGTCTTGTGTAAGAACCGAGTTGTACTATATGTATTTTACCCTCCTCTTTTTTCTCTATGGTGGGTCTGTTATTTGCGTAATGTCTTACTTTTTTAGCCATCTTATTATTAGTCTATAAACACAAATTCGTTATCATAACTATCTTCTACTGTGTAATCGTTTTTACCTACTTCGTATTTAGGATAGTCAGTTTGATTTGTTACATATACTACTCCTCTGTAAATTTCCTCAACAGTATCTTTTACTACAAGCGTATAATATGTCTCTGCCTTTAGGTCATCAAACGCTGCTGTTATAGTCATAACATTTGTAGAAGCACTAAAACTATAAGAGTTTGCATAATCTCTTGATGCCCTTGTTGCTTTATCAATCAAGGTTAATGTAGTGCCTCCAACAGCAGATGTTTTTCTGGGTTTAATCTTTATATCTTGATTTCCAGTAGATGTTGTTAGTATGTGCATATTAAAGTAACAATCAACATTATGTTTGTTTCAAAGATACAAAAAAGGGGTCGCATTTGCAACCCCCTATTAAATTCACAACCCTATTAAATTTATGAAGGGTCTCTTTGAGTAGATTCAGTAGCAGTAGCACTTGTCATTCCTGCAAATGGATTTGAATCAGTACCTCCATCAACAAACGATGGCATACGGATTTCATTAGCAGTCAAAGTTAAAGTGTAACCATTTAAATCACCCATTGCAGTACCTGTTACAGCAGTACCACCAGTAACATCAGCACCATTATCAGAACCAACTAAAAGAAACTTGTCATCAAATGTTTGAACTACAACGTGTGGTCTACCATACGCCATAAGTTTTAACTCTTTGTTGTCCTCTTTAGTTAGCTTGAAAAGTGTTACGTTTAACACCTGCTCGAAGAATGTTGTTCCATTCTCCATAGAAGATGTAATATTTGTTTCAAGAGAAGAATTACCTTTTACGTCATAGGTGTGGTAGGTAAAAGTTCCAGTCATATCAGTAACCTCATCATTTGAACCAAATGTAAGCGTTCCTAAATCACCGAAATCTACAAAGTGTAGTTTCTTAATGCCACCAACCGCATCTTTACAAGGTCTTAATCTTCCGCCAGTTAAATCACAAGCCATTATTTATATTTTTTTAGTAAAAGGGGTAGAGTTACCCACCCCTTTCGATTAAACAATTATTATGCTAAAGTTAGCAACGCCAAGTCAGAACCGATACCGTATTGTACACCAGCAGTATATCGCATTATAATGCGTACATTTTGGCTTCCATCAAGGTCAGCCATATCGATAACTTTTACTTCGTTGTGGTCAGACAATAGACCTGTACCGAAGTAGATGTTAGATGCCTCACCAGCAAGGATGTGGTCAGATGGCATACCGGGAGCGTGTTGGATTTTGATACCCTCGAATGAAAGAGCGTTACCTCTATCATACCAAAGAGAACCTTGTGCGCCAACACCAGCAGCACCTTGTCCACCTGTTGCAAATCCTCCTAATGCACGTACATACGCTTGAAGTGCGATAGTTGGTACATAGATGGTTAAATCTTCTTTTCCGTAAACAGCAGAAGGAATAGAATCAACTACATTTCCAAGAAGTGTTACGATGTTAGAAGAAGTGAAAGATGTTTCAGCACCGTTAGCAGCATCATTTACATCAGAATCAGCAGCAGCAAGAACTGTAAGACCGTCAAATTCACCAGCGTTGGCATTTACACCACCCCAGATGTTTTGTTCAGTTTTTTCAGCAACTTTAGCTGCAACGTGTCCTAAAATAAAGTCAGAGAAAGATGAAGGCAATTTGTCAAATGCAGAATATCCCATTTGTACAGCTTCCCAGTCAGCACGAAAATCTTTCTTACACAACTCAAGGTTTACTTGAAACTCCTCTGGCTGAAGGATACGCTCTGTAAGCGTTAAGCTATCAGCAGTAGCAGAAAAGTCGCAAGAAGCATTAGCGATAAAGTTAGTTGAAGCAACTTTCTTTACAACTTCTTTATATTTTACATTAGGTTTAATAGTGATTGCACCATCAGCCAATGTTTTGCCAGTTAAGAGTGCAGCAGAAATGTATTTTCCTGCAAACTCCCCAGCATAAGTAGAGGTGATGGTATCAACAGAACCATTACCAGCGTATAAATTTACTTTTTGATTACTCATTTTGTTATTATTATAATTTAGAAAATACTCGGTCAAGGGTTGAAGCAGGGCGGTTCTGACCAAATTTAATCACCTCGCTTTTTTCAGTTTTTTCAGATGGTGTGTGTGCAATCGGCTCGGCTGCTGGTTCAGCAGATAGCTTTTGTACTTGAGATGAAAGTTCAGCTTTTTCTTGCTCAACTTTACCATATTCTACCATCATATCCTCTTTTAAGGATTTAATCATATCTTCAAGTTCTGCGATTTTAGAGTTAAAATCCTCCTCTTTCACATAACCTTCCATAAGTTCTACTTCTTCGGAAACTTCTTCTTCCAATTCAGTAGCTTCTTCTTTAGATTCTTCAGACAACTCAACTTCTTCAGTTGAATCGGATTCTAAAGCAGCTTCCACTTCTTCTTCAGTAGCTTCTTCCACTTTAGCAGAATCTTCAGATAATGCAACTTCCTCTACTTCTGGTGTATCGGTAACTTCTTCGGCTGCAACTTCAATGTTCTCAACCTCGTTTACTTCTTCAGCAGTAATAGCAGAGAGTTTTTGCATAATATCATTCAGAATGTTTGTAGCTTTGCTCTCCATATTATTGTTAATTAACAGTTATATTTAATAAAGTAACAAGTACGCTCTGTACTGTTAGATTTTCAGGCATTTATTTTACCTATCCCCTGACTTCTTAAAGTGCCATCACAGCATCTTCTTGAATATGTTTTACCATTTTTACAGAGACAACCCCTTCTTGAATTTGTTGGAACTTGTCTCCCTACTGTTTCTTTACTTTTCATTTCTTACTTGATTTAGGGTGTTTACTTGGCAATAAGTCATAGTCGGTAGTATATTTAGCATTTTGAGGTCTGCCATTTTTTAGTAGATACATATAAGCATTTACCCTTGCCTGACCCCATTGTTCGGCTGACTTTACCTCTGGACTATGAGACGTTTGAAATGCACCAACACCACGCTGATATACCGATTTTAATTGACCAACAGTAGTTCCGTAACCAAGTTTAGATTTATACTGCTCATTGAAGTCATCTGCTTTTTTCTGGAGTGATTTCAGCACTCTGTCGGGTACAGTAACTCCCCTTGACTTCCCAGCAGCACCCTCTGGATTGCGATTGCTTCCTCGTTTTGGATTAGGGTTTGGAGTATCGGATTTTGGTGCTTTAGTGCTTGGCTTAATTCTTCCTTTGTCATCATATTCAGCTAATTCAATTTCACCTAATTCTTTTAGTTTAGACCTACTCCAAGCAAGTCCTGCCTTACCACCCCATAACAAGTATGAAATAGTGCCACACGCTTTAGAATCACTTGGGTCGTAGTATTCTGCTGCCCTTGAAAGGTATGAGTACATCCTCTTAATCGTTGATACACTCAATTTTTCACCTCTACTCAACTGCTGCGCTCTTATTTTCCCCACAGAGGTAGCGCAACGATTATCCACCTTCTTGTTTAGTTCTATACCCCTTTTTGCATTATTTCTAACTCCGCTACCATAATCTCCGTATGTCTTTAGATTCAGTTTCCCAACTTCAATACTATCTACAATTTCCAAAAGCACTTCGGCAGCATCTGTTTCTTTCTCTACCATAGACATAGCAATCTTATCGGTAAAATAACCCTCTATTGAAAATCCTTTTACCTTACCTGTCTTAACATAGTCATTCCAAACCTCATCATTATTGACTTTCATTGATACCATCCAAGTACCAATAGGCATCTTTAAGCCATACTTGCGTGATTTATCGTGAGTTTCATCTTCTATAATCCAAGATTCAACTACTGACAATCCAGACAGTTCTGCTTGATGCTCTAAAGTAGATTTATTTTGGTTTCCTTTCATTAGAAACAGTTCAGATGCCTTACGGACAGTATCTTCAGAGAAATATATGTAATACTCATCTTCTCTATCCCTTCTATATATTTTTTTATTAGGAATAAGGGCAGCACCCATCAAAATACGCTTCTCTTTATCAACGTCAGCAAGTTCAACCTTAATTTCGTCTTTCAATGCCACAAAGTTCTCCTCTATCGCTGGTTGTTCAACAATAGATATGGCATCAATGCCAGACATAAGTTCTTCTTCGTCTATAAATAATTCTATTACTTTCATACTATTAAATTAACCAAATGATGCTGTATTTGTTATGTTTCTGTCTAATTCTTGTTGTGTTGAAATGTCTTTTCCTACTACAAATGCCTTGATTGGTTTTGCCTGTTGCCCAGCAACGACTTCCGCTAATTGAGATGTCTGTGATGCTCCGACTACATTAAAGTCTGGTGCTTCTATCGTCATTCCACCTCCAGTAGAAGGGTCTTTTCCAGGAATTTTAACAGCCATTATATCTCTAACCTGCTTCATACCCATAGCAAGTACAGCAGTAGCCTGTGCTATATTCCAAACACCGTATGGTTTAGCACCAAGCGCAGCAGTAAACGCCTCTCTGGTATTCATTATAGCCATTGCAACAGAAGCTGCCTTACCAACAGTAGAACCCTCTCCAGCAACAGCTACAATAGCGTTTCCAACTTGATTTGCTATAGCTATTTTAGCGTCTCTTTCTTGCTCTGCGAGTGCTATTTTTGTTTGTGAATTTTGCGCCTCTGCATTGAGTATTTGTTGGTCTATATCTATAACAGATTGACCATTAGCTATCCTTATATCCCTTATTAGATTTAAGTTATCTATTTCTGTTTGAAATCTATTCTGCTCTATCTGTTTAGCTACCTCAACTCTATCTATCTCTGAATCTGTATAACTTTTTAGATAATCTTCCTGAAATTTAAGTTTGTCTGAATTGAACTTTTGTATAGCTAATCTTTCAGCCTCAAATGCCTTTGCTCTGTCATCAGCATCTCTTATTGCTCTATTTCTTTCTAATTTTTTTCTTTTTGTATCAAAGGATGCCTGAAGCTGAATCATTACGTCATTATGTTCCTGCTCGGCTAACTCAATAGATTCGTTATAATCTTTTTCAGCTTGTAGTTTTTCATCAGCACTTGCATCAGATTCTTTAAACTCATCTAACCTTAACTTCTGTCTATCTTTAAATTGTTTAAGCCTTATATGAAGTTCGGCTTTAGCAAACTTCTCCTGTTCATTTATCTTCTCATCTTCAGTAAGTAAGGTTTGGTCTATTGACTTCTGACGATAGCTTTCCTCAAGTTTACTTAAATCAAGTAATTGTTGCTTAAAGTCTCTTTCTCTTTTTCTACCTCCCTTTTTGCGCTCATTATTTTCAATGTCAATAAATTTTATAAGAGCATCAACTTGTTTGTCTATTTCTTTTATTTCTTCACGATTAACTTCTTTCAAGTCAGCTAATCTCTCTCTTCCAGAATTTAACCTGACCTCTTCTCTTGAAATCATAGTGTTAATGTTAACAAGCTGTGCGTCTGTTAACTCCCCGCTATCTCTTTCTTCCTCAAGCCTCGCTAATGTTCTCTCTTTACTCTGATTTCTTACTATTTGAGTTTTTATCTTCTCGGCATTTTCTATTCTTTCAAGGTCTTGCTCTATTATTAAGTTTATCTTTTCAGAGGTAAGTTCTTCTATTTTGTTTTGAGCAGCACGAGACATAGCTAATCTTGTTATAGACTCTCTATATAAATCATTTTGCTTCGTAGCCTCCTCTGTTTTATTAGCAACATCAGTTAACGTAACCTTTGCCTTATCTAATTGCTTTAAGTATTCTGGGAACTCTTTTTTAAGTCTATTTATCGCATCTGTTTGTTCTTCTTGAGATTTATTAGAATCCTGAAGGGTCTTTATGTATATTTCAAATGAACCTGCTGTACCTTGAACCTCACTACCAGCGTCTTTAAATGTTTCTTTTAATAGTTGACTTCCATTTACTAACTCCTTAAACAGCCTATACAAATCATCTCCGTATGTTATTAGAAGCTGAATACCAATAAGAAGTGCCGACTGTGCTGTGAATAATGATTTTATACTGGTCATAAAAGAACCAGTAGCATCTTTAGATGCCTTAAATAAGTTGATTAACTGCGATAAGTTGTTCGCAATAGCTGTAAAACCAAAACTCGCATCAGAAGCAAGTCGGCTGGTTTCCATCAAGATTGCATTGTTCAGACCAGAAGTTGCTCTTGTATTGTCTGTTGCTTTAGCAACCTTTTTTTGTGATGTAGCTAATTTATTTAAACTTGAAGATGTTGCATCTATTGTTTTTTTAGCAGCCTTATCCTGTATCTGTATCGATATGAGTATCTTTTGTTCAGCCATTACTGTATGCTTTAGATTCCTTTACTCGTTTTACTTGTCTTTTTACTGCATCCCAATCTTTTGGTGCTTTGTACATACCCTTTGCAATATCTATATTGTGAGAGATGCCATACCAATCAGAAACCTGCAATAAATCTATGAGTTGCTTTATCATAATACGTTCAATAATTCTAATTTAGATTCACCTGTTTTTAAGTTAGTATCTATTGAATTTATAGTAAAAACTTTGTCTCCTATCTGAAACCTGTCGTTTAGCTTATAATTAAGTAATATACTACTCGGTAAATGTGCTGTTAGTTTAAATATCCTTTTCTTGGCATTAAATACATCTTCTATGTATGTTTGATAGAACTTCTTAAATAGTGAGTTTGTTGTCCCCCCATAGTTAGTTTGATTCCATTCATCTGTCTCGTCATCGAAATTTATAGTGAAATCAGGTGCTACTGAAGATGTGCCATTCTCAACTGTATTTGATGGTTTCCAATAACTTAATAATTCTTCGTGTGATACTCCATTCCAATTTATACCCCCTCCAGACGTAAGTCCAGATATTCTAATGCCATAGAATAATGCTGGTGCTGTCAATACAGAATCATAATTTGCTGTTGGTTGAGGTGTTGCATCTGCATCTGGTTTAAAGTTGTTCCCTGCTGAATATCCCCATTGAATGTCAGTTAAACCTATACCGCTTGTATTCTCATCAATAAGTCTTTCAAACTTAAAATGTTCAAATGGCGTTTCAACCTTATACGGTTTTCCCCTATCTACATTTTGAGGGTGATAAATAGCATCTCCAAACACTTCGTTATTAACTTCTTCGTGGTTAAGCATTAACAGGCTTTTAGGTTCTTTGTTCTTAAACTCAATCTCGCTAAATGCTAATGCAGATTCTATGTCTGTTCCTGAAGAATCAACATATTTACTTATATCAAAGATTTTAGGGTTATCAGTGTAATAATCATCAAGAGGAAGAACCCTTATTTTACCGTAATCAGCATCATTTCTGTCATCTACATAATAAGACGTAAGATTAAATGTCTTGAATATACCTGTTATAAAATCTATTATTTTCAGTTTTGGTATTCTTTCTGTTGGTACTATTTCTCCACTATTTGTAGCTGTTATTGAGTTAGGTTCATAATAAGCATCATATATTGTTGAATAAGGTAGTGATGAAGTATCAGCACGTTGTTGCCTTATCCTCAAACTAAAATCAGCTTGAAAACCACCCTCTGAATTAACAAGAAATTTAACACCCCAATCCTTTAAATCTGAAGGTTGTATTGATGGTATTGCTAATGTGGTTGATACCGTTTGAGTTGATGTTAAATTATCAAAAGACCCTATCGTAGAATTATTATCCAAAGTATCTATCATAGTTATACTGTAAGAGGTTGATGCAGTAGTTGTAACCGTTAAGTCTAAAATAATTCTATATCTATCGGCTTGTTTAAGAGAACCGCCATCTAAAAATGTTTGAACCCTTAAAACAGAATTAGTTTCTCCACCAGAGGTTATAAACGAAGGGGTTATGCTTCCGTTAAATGGATATTCAAAGAAATCTGATAATTGGTCTCCAGAAGCATATGAAAAGCTGGATAGCGTAGTTTCTACGGTTTCATCGTCTCCTCCTATTTTCCCTTTTTCTCGGCTTAACCACATATACAAACCCCTATTCGTAGTTGTTCCATCACCAGAAAATGCCTCTGAACCAAAGAAGTCTCTTGTGAATTGTAAATTAACAGGATAGTCATTTGCTATTGTGTACTTATCCTCTATTGCTTCTATTATATTTAAAAGTCTTATAGCTGGTTTTAAATCATCAAATTGAAGTGCAACATCTTTGTTGTGCGAGTTGTTCTGATGCCACGACAAGTCTCCAGAAATTGTTGATTGTGAATGATTAGTGTCAGAGTTAAAATATAATCTTTTTGAGTGTGTTATAAGTGGCACGATAATCGGGTCGTACTTTACAACGCCATCGACAGTTTGGTTTAGGTTACTCGTTAACCTTGTCTTTGTATTTGCACTTGTGTATTGGTATCTAAAATTGTCAAGCCAAGTGAGTGACTCTAATTCGTCATCACCAAGCAAGTCTTTTAAGGTAACGGTGTTTCCGTAAAATGTAAGATTGTAGGCGTATGGCTTGTTATCCTTCATCTTAACACCATTAAGAAATACCTTGCCATCTCTAAATGGAATATAGTTTATCTCAAGTTGGGCATCTACTTTCTTCCTTGCATCAAACGCATCCTCTGAAGATATGAAGTAGTTGTAGAAATGTTTAAATATCTTGTTGTTCTTCTTTGAGGCAGGTATTGTAAATGATTGTGAAAAGTCCGTAAACACTTTGGATATATCTCGTATATCCTGTATTTTAGATGTTAGAGAGATTGTCTCATCTTCAAATAAATCTACTGCCTGATAAACATTATCGGCATCTTTGATGTACAATACTACCTTATTCATTATCTAATGTTATTTATTTTATCAGCAGCAACGTCAAATTCTAACGAGTATTGAACGAGTTTGTCGTTTACTTTTGTTTTCATCTGAAGCGATTGCGTCTTTAACTTTAACGGTACAATCTTTTCTTCGTCAGTTAGCCTTGTCATCCAAACTTGTTCGGATAGCATAAGCTGACGTATATGTTCGTTACACGATTCGTCTATGTAATCGGTGTTTAGTGTTATACTTTCATTACCTACTAAATTCAGCGTTCTTTGTTGGTGTGCGGAGGTATCGTATGTAAAGTTTGCAAAATCTAATACTGATGCCTTAAAGTCATCAGTCTTAATACTAATAGATTCATTGTTTCTTCTTGTAAAATATAAGTCTTGAAATGCGCCAAATTTATTGACAAATGTTACTCTAATCGGCTCATACTTTGAGCAGTCAAATGTTTTTACTTTTAGAACGTGGGTAAATACACTTGACATTTCATAGTTATCTCCAGTTCCCATTATATTTGATTCAAGGGAAAGAGTTGTGTCGCTATCTATCGCTGTTATTGCAGATATTGTATTATCGGTTAAGTTTCTTATAAAATAACTTGTTGAGGCTGTTGTGTTAAATTCAGCAGAGCCATCAATGAGTTTGTTAGCAACTGAAGTGGTTGTCGTTCCTGTTGTTACTTTTTTGTAATAGTTTACATAAATCTCATCAACCTCTCCTATGTCGAAAGAATCGCTAAAGGTATCAAGTAGTGAGTTTTCCTCAAAAATACCACCATCCTCAAGCACTCTCTCTTTATAACTATCAGATGCAGAATTACTATCAGATGCTATATATTGAATTTTTTGATTAGTATTATCATCATCTGATATTGTGGTTGACTTGATTGTTTGCCCATTCAATCTAAACAAAACCTCCTTTGCTCTTTCGGCAGACACAGGTATATTTATACTCCTATCCTCAACCCTATAAAGACTGGCTATTGAAATCATAAGACCATTATCAAAGTCTGGATTTATGCCTTCCTCAAAGTAACCATATCCATCTGTTGCTATAAATTGGTCGCTATAATTACTCGGTGTTACTGTTGGTGAGGATTGTGGGTTTCCATCTTCATCAAATACTGTTATCACAGGATTTACCCAAACTGTGTAGCTATCGTATTCTCCATCATACTTGGCATCTATATAATCTCGTATAAGTTCGGATATTTCAAATACTACTTGGTTATTCCCTTCCAACTCTGCCTTAACTATGGTGTACTTTAAATCAGCAGCATCTGGTGTTACATCTTTTACGCCCTCATATATGTATAGTTTAAGTTCTACCTCAAACAAAGACATATGATAAACCTTTATGTAAAACGGACTTCTTGTGTTTATTAGCTGTGCCATCTATTCTCCTTTTAAAACGTATGCGTTGCCTTTCTTCACATAGCCAACACTTGTTAATATATCATCTAATTTTTCTGTTACATCTTCTTTTAGTGGAGGTAACATACCATCTATTATGTTTTCAAATGCCCTCTGAACAACCTCGCCTATATAATTAGCTGGTGCAATACCACGAAGGGATATGGCTTCTCCAATTTTATATGCGACAGAGGCAATGTTGCTTTCTGTTCTGGGAAGTGTATTCCCTTTAAAATCCTTTAGTGTTACTGGTTTCTGTCTAATCCAATCCTTTATAGCATCTACGTTAGGACTAAAAGGTTTAGTACCCTCATCTACTCCCTTTAGGTAGGCATTTCCGTAAAGGTTTATATCCATTCCGTTGTTTTCTGACCTAACTTCAAGTGAACTGCCACCAGCACCGCTTGATTCAACAGGTGCGTTTATATTGCCAGTTCTCGGTCTTGCTTTCTGATACGATTCAAGGAAATACTTAATCAGCTTCGTCTCTGCGAATGATTTTATATATGCCTCTGTATTTTTGAATCTAATCTCCATTAGCAGACTGTTACAACATTATTAGGAATAGATACTTTTAAGTTTAATGCCCAGCCAGTAAGCAGATTCTCAAATCTATCTTCAAACAATGTGGCAGTTGCATCTGAATCTAATACGTAGTTGTTATCGTTCAAATCTCCACGTCTTAATTTAGATTGCAGCCTGTTGATTACCGAAAGTTGGGTATTTAGTACATCGTGTTTATTGTCTAAACCTTTGTATGGCACAGAACTGCTACCAAACCTATCTTCTTTACTTTCGTCAACAATATCCATAGCTATCACTTGAATTGTGAATGTAATGATGTGGTCAGAGAATATAGCATCCTGTATGTTTATGTGCGACAAAGGAAATATGCTTTGCTTTGACAGGTCAACATCCATAATGTTGCCAAATGTAACTGTGCTAACAAAGTCGCTTGAATTTAACTCTGTGTATATCGTATCTATTAAATCATAAAATTCTTTCATCTCTTGTACGCTTTCTTAATCATTGCTGCCTCTAATTCATTCTTTTCTTTCTCAAAGGTTAGGAAGTTGAGGCATTGGAAAATTGGAAGGTTGGTAACTTCGTTGAACTTGAGAATGTTTCCTCCAGCAAGTGCATAGATTGATTGATACCAACCCCATTTCGAGCCAAAGTTTGCTTGAGCAGATAAGTCTGTTCCTCCGTCAGATTTTTCTGTATATAACTCGGTATAGCTTTCAACAACTCCATCCCTAAATCGTAAAAAAAAACCATAGCACTCATTACTACATCAAGAGGCATCTCTTTCATAAGGTTTGATACCTCCTCACTTGGTTCGTAAGGCGCAATAGTATATTTGTCCTTGCTCTTGAAATTAACTGGTCTATATAGTGCTGCCATCGCCTTGTGCATCATTTGCCAATCGGAGATGTTATCTTCTACGTCTATATATGCCCCAAGAGAAATGCTTTCTAAAGATGGCTCAAATCCCATATCCACCCCAAGCAAGTTAAACCTTCTTATCAGACTTGGCTTTTCTTCAAATGCCTTGCTAATAATCTCCAATACCTTTTCGGCATCTTTTGCAGGAATAGACAGAACGTCTTTCAAGGAAATGTCGCAGAATATCTCTATGGTCTTTAATGCCAAGAAATCATCTGCGCCCTCGTTTTCTTCGAGTATCTTAACATATCTCTGATACTGCCCAAGCGTAATATCCGATAAGGCAGTTGGAACTGATAACTCTATTTGTATTTCCTTCATACTTAAATAATAAATGATTTGTTAAGTGTATCTTTCGATTACCCACCTGCCTGTATGGCACATATATATAATATATATCTTAATGATACCTAATATGTATCTTATCTTAATATGCAATTTAAGAAGGTTATGATTCAGAATGAATAATAACTTGAAGCATTTTATAGAAAATATATAATATGTTTCGTATAATAATATGAGTAACCAGTTATGATACATAACCTACTTTTCTAAATGTTTGTCGTAGTAATGGAGATAAATATCCCATAACTTTTCTGTTAATTCTTCTTTTTTGTACGTTTGAGGCGATTTAAGCGTTTTTAAGCCACTTTCTACTAAAATATGATACTCACTACCACTTGGTACTGGAAATGCCCTTAAATCGTTTCTAAATGCCCAAGAGATAGCTGTTAACGCTTTTTTATTGTCCTTTAAATGTGCTGATGTCGGTTTTTGCTTACTTTTAGGCATCCTATTGAATTGTTGTTAGACAATTTTATAAAATCATTAGATGCTTTGCATCCTATTGAATTTAAAGCGAAGATACGAAATACCTATTAGATTCACAAATAAGGGTATTAAATTCATACCTATTAGATTCACATTGGCAGTTGGAAATGTTGATGTGTGTAGAGAGTAGAGTAATTATAGTATATATATATAAATACGTCAGAGTACTTATATTTTACCCATATTTTAACACAAGACACAAAAAAAGGGGGCTATTTTGCCCCCTGTTAACAAACTAAACTATAAACACCTACTAAATGCTATCTAAATATAACGCAAACTTTTGACACGCCTCATCTTCTGAATATCCGTAGTAAATTTGTTTGTGTTCGTCTGATTTGCATACTATTGAACCGTTTGCGTTTCGTTCTATTATGTAAATGTAATCTCTAAAAAATCCTACTTTCATACCCTCTTTTATTTTAAATACCTTAATAAATTATTCTCTCTCAACCAATTAACAAAATCTTTGTCTTGCAAATGGTTTATTTCTTTGCTTCGTTTTGTTCTGCTTTCTTTAATTACTCGCAAATTATTTTCAAATATATCTTTGTTCATTTTAATTTGTTTTACCTGTGTACAAATATTTTCTTGCCTCTCTTAATGTTTCAAAATACTGTACCTCGTATAATGATGCAACTTTGTAAACGTTGTGTATAAACGTTAACGTTTTGTTGTTTCTTGTTTGGGCGTATCCACAACATAAGGCGTATTTTGTTAACTCGTTTCTTTGTGTATATAGTTTTGGTTTCATTTTGTTATTATATTTTTGATTTGTTCAAATTGTTTGGCATCTATTTTTAGATATTTTGTCTTGTTTCCGTATCCGTCTGTTATTTGTATGTTATATCCGTATACATTACAAGGGTAAACCAAATTGTTTATTTGTGTGTTTTCGTATGCTTTCATTCTGTTATTTGTTTAAGTTAGTCAAAATATATTCTTTGCTTTCTATCTTTGCTCTTGTTTCGGCTATACCTTCATTCAAAAATTGATTTCGATATTTGCCTGTGGTACGTGAATAATCCCAATAGTATGCGTCTAACTTTGTTTTGCCTTTGTTTGGCATAAATGCTATTATACTATTGTAGCTCTGAAAATATACGCCCTTTGGGGTATAAATTTCAAATTGATTTGCAACTGCTCCTCCTGTTCGTGGGCTGGTCATTTGTTGTACTCTTATTGTTCTCATTTGTTTTATGTTTTATTGTGTTAAAATTATTCTTAATGCTATGTACAAAGGCACGATAAATAAAAGTACCTTAATTACGTTTTTTGTTAGTTTGTCAAATGTTTCCATATTATTATAAATTTGAAAGTATTTGAATTGATGCGCCTAAAATAAAGTTACTCATAAAAATAGCTAATGCAATAAGTACTTTTTTTTCTGTTCTGTTGTTGTTGTTTTGTGTGTTCATAATTATATATTT